TTTTTAAGCCCTTTTTTTCTTCTTACGTTATCGATTTATCGAACGCTACGCCTTCGCCTGACTTGCGCATCTTGAATAACTCTCGATCGATCGCACGCGCAAGCTGTCGCGCGCTTTGAGCGTCACCCAGCAAGCCGCCGTACACGTTGACGATAATGCTTCCGCCGCTCTCGCTGCCGATTGTCTGACCGGAGTTGATCGCTTTAAGCGTCGACATGTTCTTCGACGCCGCTGCGCTGTTTACGACAAACTCGCCAGGAGAGAGCATAGCTGGAACGGTATCGGTGCCGCGAGGGACAAATACACCGTTTGCAGCGTATTTCGGGATCATGCCGCCCTTTGCCCACCAGGTATCTTCATTACTATCAATACCTCCTCCCCAACCACCACCACCGCCGCCTATATCTATGTTAAGCAGATCATTAATCGCTTCGCCGATCTTGTTGAAGGCGTTCGTGATCGAATTACCAAACGATTCTATTTTAGTCGTGAAAGTGTTAAGAATGCCGCTAACGCCTGAAAAAACTCCATCGATCGCTTCGGTGATTTTTGTCACGGTTCCGGCAATAACAGTATTAAATGCCTCGGTTATTTTGCCCGGCAATTCGGTCACTATAAAATCAAATATCTTAGATCCCAGTTCTATGTATTGATTAAAAGCCTTAACAAATACCTCTCCAATTTTTGTGTAAAAATCAGAGATAAACTGCCACGCCCTATTGATGGGTTGCGCGATTGCGTCAAAGAGTTTCTCGCCAAATAGATCTTGGAATAAATTCTTAAGACCTTCACCGATCACGTTAAACATGTCGTCAAAGACTTTGCTCGCCTTGTCGCTGAACGCCTTATAGAATTTACTGAAGTCGGCTGTCTTCGCGAGCAAGTCAGAAACTTTTTTACCAAAGTCAGAGCCGAAATAATCCGACGCAGTGATTCGACTAAGACCTTTAACGAAGGCTTTGATGATCCTCATGTAAAAATTAGGATCCACCATAAGCATTACAATTGATTCTGTCAGACTTGCAGCTATTTCTGGCAGCGATTCGGCAAACGCCTCGATCATTTTTGAAAACTCTTCCGGTCCCTTTGTCGCGGCTTCGATAAATGGTCCCAGCGCCTCGCCTAAGCCTGGAATGCCGGTGGCCATTGAAATACCCGCGCCAACCCCTTGCGTCACAAGCTTGCGCGCTCCATCTTCGCCGCCTGCGGCAGCGTTCAACACGCCTACTCCGGCGCCCATCGCGCTTGCGTCAGGAGAAAAGGGATTGGCAGCGCCCGCGTTCAGACCTTTAAGCTGAGCGTCACGACGTTTCTGATCTTGCTCGATTTGCGCTTTCGTAATCTCTTGACTGACTGCGATCGACTTCGATTGTATCTCTTCAAGATAAGCTTTCTCCTCGTCGCTCGTCTTTTTATAAGATTCGATCTTTGCCGCTTGCACGTCGTAGACGTTTTGCATCTCTTGACTTTTAGCGAGATCAAGCGCAGCCATTTTCTGATCTGTTTCGTCTTTAGTGTACTGACCGACGAGCGCCTTTTTGTCGTCGGCGTATCGTTGTTCGATCGCTTGCAACTCTGCTTCGAGCGACTTCTTATCGTTGACGAGACGCGCTTTCGAGACTTTCTCGTAATCTTGTTTGATTTTATCCTTCGCCGCGGCAGATTCTTGCTCAGATTTTTCTTCTTTTTTGAGTGTGCTTTTCAACTCCTCGGCGCGCTCTTTATAAGCCGCCGCATAGGCTTCGCCCATCTCGAACGCCGCCGCTTTCGATTTCTGGCTTAGTCGCTCGATACCCTGATTCACGCGATCGAAGTCGAGCGTTGCGAGGCCGGAAAGCATTTCGCTAAGGCCGAGGATCAGCTCGCCTAAATCGTCAGCGAACGCCTGAAACAGTTGACCGATAACTTTAAGAGACGCATACGTCCGACCCTGAATGTTTCCAAAGTCTGTTTGCCATGCGACCGCAAGCGCCGACATTGCGACGACAAGTAAGCCGATCACGCCATAAACCGAGTTGACAGCGATAGCGAGCGCCTCAAAGCCTGCGATCACGGTCGGAAGCACTGCGATTACGACGCCGAGCGTTGACGCAAGAGAGAGAAGACCAGCGACGACGGCCGCGCCTATTGCAGCGTATTTAACCCATGCCGTATCGCCTTCTAAGACTTTAAACGCGAGGTCGGTCATCACTTTCGCAGCGCGCTCGACGTAGGGTGACAGTTCTTTGCCGACCATTTCTGTCAGATCGCCCAGTACGTTTGTAAGCTGTTTGATGCGACCCTCAGCCGTCAAGTTAGCCTCGGCGAACCCGTCGTATTTGCCCGCGAGTTGTGTCGTGATCGCAGCCATTTTCTGACTTGCAGTCATCGAATCTTCGAGCGCGACGCCGTAGCGACCGAGCGCGTTTGTCTCGGTTCCGATCGACTTGCCTACGACCTCGAACGCGCTGTTAAGGTCCATCTCCTTCGCCGCGGCAAAGTCGATTGTCGCTCTGATCAACTCGTCAGTCAGTTTTAAATTGCCCGCGTTTGCTTGCGCGAGCGCGATACCCTGAATGATCTGATCGTCGCCGTACTCTGAGTTCTTCTGTAACTCGACAGCAAGTTTCGTGTACGATGCGGTAAGTTTTTCGACGTCGAGACCTTGATTTTTAATTGCAACCGTGAGTTGACGCGACGCTTTCTCGGCTTCGGCGTAATTCTTGACCGACAAGCCCAGAAATCCTAGAATCACCGCACTCGCAACGGCAGCCTCTTCCTTTATGTCGACAAATCCCTTGCCGATTTTTTTAAGTACCGCCGAGGCTTCGTCTTTAGCGCGAATAATTATGTTGGCTTCTTTTTTGTTATCTGCCATTTTTTAATTTCTCCATGTCCTTTTTTTCTTTCTCGACAGCGACGCCACACACGAGAAGATTTAATTGAAAATCTTCTAATGACAATTTTATTAGTTCGCTAGGAAGTTTGCTATAGCGTTGACCGACTGCATCTAATTCGATCGCCCGGTCTTTGGCGACTTTTATACGGTCGTCAATTTTTTTTTATAGGTGTGGCCGATAATGGCTGAGGCTAGTTTTCGGGTAGTATCAAGATTGGAAAGGATATCGTCGACGTGAATTTCGTCCGGTGCGAGCTGAGTTTTATCTGCGATCATTGAGATCTTGGGGCTAACGACGCCCGCATAAATGAAGTCTCTGAAAAATTTCTCCATTTTCTGCAGGTCTTCGAGACGAGCTATCTTGTCTACTTTGTGATCTTTTTGCTTTTTATAAAGGTCATGATAACTGAGCAGGATTTTCAGGCCAGCTAAATGATCGGTGGGGTTCAGTTTGCGGATAACAAACCGAACCCCGTTGATTTTGACTTTCTTAAATCCAGCAAGTCGAAACTTGATCGTCTCGATATCGTCCGACTTGCGAAACATGTCAAATAGACCCATCGTTTTAGATCGCCGTCATACTGTTGGTTAAAAATCCTTTTACCGCGGCACCCGTTGCCGATTCGCTGCGAAGCACGTTGAAAACGACATTACTTGTCAAGATCTGATCCGGTCCACCGATTTCAGGATCGCCCGCATCTTTGATCGAAAGTTTCTCGAAGCGAAACTTTAAGCCGCGACGAATACTTGATGTTGTGATCGTTGTGCCGAGAAACTCAAACTCGCCCACGAAGTTAGTTCCCGCGATCATTGCGTCGTAAGCTGTCGTCGTGTCGAAGCGCATCTGGCAAGACATTTCGTAGCTTTGAACGCCGACCGGCAGGACGTCAAGCGTATCGCTGCCGATACAGCGCGAGTTTGCGTCGTTTTTCAGGTTGTTGTTGATCGTGAAGTCAATTGCTGACACGCACCAGTAGCTTGTCGTTGTTAAAGCCGCAAGACTGCTTTCGATCGACAATCGACCAGACGCAAACGAAAGCGGCTCGAACGCTGTCGCGGTTAAGAGCGTCTCGATATCGTCCGACATTTGCGTCGAATCCTTGCAGATATACGCGACGTCCATTTGCAGGGGTTCGTCGATCGCGGCTTTGATCGCGAGCGTGTTTACGCGCGCACCCGTGTAACGAAACACTTTGCCGTCTGTTGCCGGACCTTTGCGCACGTTCATCGACAGACTTTTATAGGTCTGATCCATCGAGCCGGTGTTAAACGTGTGAGTGAGCGCAGCGCCGCCCGTCGTTTCACCCGTCGCGGTCGCAGTCGTCACCGTGCCGCCGAAGGCGTTTTGCAGGATATAGGCAACGGCTGTCATGTCGGGGTAGACGTAATTGCTGACCGGACCTTCGACGACTTTACTTAAACGAAAGTCGCGGGACATGGTACGCTTGCGCGAGACCTCTTCGAGAATTTTGCTGTCTTTAACAGTTTTAATACCTGAACTGAGAAATTCTAAACCCGCCGTCGCCGTGACATAAGTCCCGTAAGTCGTCTCGCGACCGATCGCCAGATAACTTTCGCCAGAATATAATGCTCCTGATCCTACGCCCATCTTGCTGTCCTCTTTATGTTTTGGAGGTGATCGAACCTAATTGCGTCGATCGCCTCGCCGGTTTCTTCTAATGCCGCCTGTAAGCTTTGTCTCAAGCTTATCAAATTTTTCAATTTACCGAAATCGTCAGTCCGATAATTATAGCCTAACTCTCTCTCAAGATCAGCAAACGGCAGCGACTGAATAATTGAGCGTTTAGAACCCATGCGAATCGGCAGTCTGGCCGCGCGCGCATACGCCTCAAGCCACTGGGCAGAGTGAAGCAGGTTCGGCGAGCTAAAGACGTGCCGCCCCGCCGCGTCGATCATGTATGTTTGCTGCATATAGCGAGACTTACCGCCCGCGTCCTGGTCGAAGGCATAATAATTGTTTTTCCACGAAAAATCGTACCCGACCAGAATGATCTTATCGTATTCCATAAAGTTGACGGGATTTCGTTGATTCGCGAATTGCGTCAGTAACACGACAGAGGTGTTAGAAACGTTCGTCGCGGCAGGGATAAGGGTCGGACAGCCGCTTAATTCTTGATAGCGCTTTTCAAGCCCTAGAACGTCCATGTTGACGTGAAAATAAATACCTTTCCACTTATCCCGCACCCACCAATCAGGATTAGAACAAACGTTTGCGAGTAAATACGTTTCTTTGATCTGATCGATATAAGGTACGAGATACTTTTCGGCACTTACTCGACAATCAGAAAGTGTGACGAATTTAGGGACGATGCCGTTACGAAGACAATGACCCAGCGCCTTATCGCAAACGATTACGTCGATATTGTTTTTATATTTTTTGATCGTCTCGATGTTTTCCTCGAACGAGTAACCGTTACCGATCGCGACAGCGACGCGACCGATACCCGACGACTTAAATATCGACATGTCTTTTTGTTCATATGTCGCAGCGAACTTGGCATGTTCGTCCCAAATATCGCCCCACTGCGCGTAGCAGTTTTCGCTATTTTTTAAATTATGCTCTTTAGACATCATTAGTAAAACACCTTCGCAGTGAAGTTACACAAGCCGACACGCAAAATCGTTTCTTCGCCGTATGGTACGGTATGATATTCTGTATTTATAGGCTTAGTCCAAAGAACCTTATTGTTCAAGGTGTGATTTGCCCGCAAGACTTGCTCGACGTTCTCCATAAGATGCTCGATTTCATTGTCGGCCTCGTCTTTTCTAGGATCGGTTATCCTCGTATACCAAAGACCGCCCACGATATTGAATTCGATAACTGCCGATCGTTTGCCCGCAATCTGGTTGACAGTGATCGTTTCGAGATCGATATCTTTTCGCTCGATATAAACTGTAACGTAAGGAAAAAAGCTTGCTTGAATAGGAATCTTTCCCGGATTGACGGTAAGAACCGACTTAACGCGCTTAGTCATGCCTGCAGACAGGTCGTAAGTCGCACCTGCGTCGTTTGCGGTTGTCAATATCGACTGAATTTCGTTTTTAATGCCCGTCAGGTCGACACTCATTTAATTTCTCCCTTCATAAACATCTCAAGAACTGCTTCGGCGATCTTAGACGTCGCGGTGTTGGAAAGCCACATAAACGAGCGACGAGGCAGTCGCGTGCGTGGCGTAGTGTCGTTGTCGTGAGCGAAAGCGTAAGGAAATCCAGACGCTGTTTGCGCGTCGTTAAAGATAAGAAAGCCGTCTTTTACGGAACGCCAATTCTGAGGCTTCAGGTTCGCGCGCAAGCGGCCGGTCAAAGACAGAATCTTGTTGCCGTCGTAGCCGACGCGACGCATGAACGCCCGGTAACTCAGCGACCACGGCTTCCACGCGCCGTTTGGACCCATCTCTTGCTCGAAGTGTTCGTTGACGTCGCGAATCGCAATCGCAGTGATCACGGCAGCGATCTTTGCGTTTCCGTCTTTAAAGGCTTTGATGTTCTTGGGGATAGACGCAAGAAAGGCTTGAACCTCTTTGTCGTCAAGCCTTGCAGCGTCGTCGTATTTCGAGGCCATTAGTTACGCTCGTCAGATATGGCGCGAAGCTTGTTCGGATCCACCTTCCAATTTAAGTCGCTGTCCTCAGCAAAGGTCGGCGCGTATTCGTCAGTCGTCGAAAGAGCCATATTCGCTCCCGCTCTATTGGGAATGAGTGATCCGCTACTGTCGACGAGTGCCAGCTTGTATTTAGCGAGATCGTTCAAATTGTCGCGGGCGTCTTTCCAGAGTATTTCAGCACGCTTAAAAGATTCTTTGGATCCGCGTGAATCGTGAAAGTAAAACCAACCCATCGCAATTTGCTGAGTGAGCGTCTTGACGTGCGGGGGAACTGAGGACGCGAACGACGAAACATCGAAGCGAGACGCGAGTTTTTTGTTAACCTCGGTTTCGGCGTGATCGATACACTTTCCGATTAAAGACGTCGTCGCAGTATCTAACGTCGTATCGATTAGAAAATCACCGAATTCGGTTGTTGTTGCGTAAACACCCATTGAGAAAAGTTACTTTCTTGTTTTGAGTAGAGCCTCGTAAGCGTCGCGGGACTTTTGTAACAACTGAGGATCTTTTTTCGCGTTGCCGACGTAAGACTGAAACTTAAGACCGCCTCGCGTGATGTCGCGACGCACAACTTTATAGCCGATCTGAAGAAATTCAGTACTTACGACGTCCGAATTTTTCTTAGATTTTTTGCTACTATAAAATTTTGCATCGTGTTTACGCTGTTCGTGGTTAGATTCTGTTTTAATTTCTTCAGTCATGAATCAAAAAACCCCGTTTTTTTTAAAAGAAAAAAGCACCCCTAATGAGGGTGCTTTAATCTTAACGGTATTTTTTAAAATAACGCAAGGCGAATTGTTAAGGATTAAGCCCGACAATCCTTAATCAAGAATCCAGAAAGTGAAGCGACGACCTTCACGTCGTATTTTTGCTGTACTTCGATCGCTTCGGCTTCGCGCTCTTCGACCCGCCAGCGGCGAACCTGAGGCGCCGGTTTTTGGAAGATATATCCAGAAGATGGCGCGAGCATACCTGGGGAAGCAGGCTTATAGCCGACGAAAGCGTTATCGCTCCAGATATCGCTGATACTTGCCGCAACGCCAGCCGCGGCCGTGTCGTAAGCGCCGTTTGCGATCAACAACTCAGGAAGACCGAACAGCGCCGCGAGCATTGTTGGCGTAAGGGCTGAACTCGTGTACTTGATACGATCAAGCACTTGAGTATTGTTTTTACACGCGTACATGGTCTTGCGGTCCATGATACCAAAGTTGACTTCATAGCCCGATTGCTGAAGAACCATGTTGGTTGCGGTGTCAAAAATGGGAATAGGGTTCGCGGTCGTTGTGCCGTCGAACTGTTGAGCGGCCGTAAGTGACAAGTTTTGTGACCACTGGGTCGAAGTGAACAACGCAGCGACCGTTACCTCGCGACGTCGCAAGATAATATCGGTCAAGTTTTCGGTGTGATCCGTCCGAAGATCGGTCAGATCATAGTTATCAATGTCGTCGTCTGAGATATACGCTTTTTGAGCGTGTTTTTTCAGATAATAACTGGAGGTCGACACGTCGAAGTCGGCTTCGTTCGCGAGACCTTTATTCGCGCGCGCAGTTTCCGGCAACTTAAAGTTACGCTCGTACACGCGATAAATGTCGCTCTCTTTTTTTACGGGAACGATGGGGAAAACTTGATCGGCGATATAGCCTTGAGGCTTATATTTCACCGAGATGTTCGATAGTAGCTGGTCTACGTGAAGTTTACTATTGACTGGCATAGTGTTTATGCTCCTTTAAAAAATGAAAATTAATAAAAAAATTCAGGCTAAATCTTAGCGAATCAACTGCGGCGCAAGCTGTACTTTCGAGATCTGACCGGCAGTAGTTACGACACCGCCGACATTGATACCGATAACACCCGTCGGCGTGGTTAGTCCGGTGGTTGTTAGAGCCGCTACGAATTCAACGCCTTTGCCCGCGCTGTCGAAGCTGACGAGACCGCCCATTGTGCAAGAGCCAGCAAAAACCAGATCGGTGATACCGGTCGACTTAACCGGCACAACCCCAGTTGCTTGATCAACGTCGTCGATCGTAATGCCGAGAGGGAAAACGCCGCCGCTGGCGGGAAGTTTACAAGTCATCGCTGCGGTATCGGCCGCTACGACGCGCATTGAACTGACTGAGTTTGCGATTTTATAACTTAGAACTACGCCTGAACCTGACATATTATTTCATCCCCCAAAGGTGATTTTCGTTTAAAAAAAGCTGTTTTTAAAAAAATTATTCGTCGTCGCTGTCGTCGTTATCGTTTTCGTCGCCCGGATCGGAGTTGATCGCTGGCGGAGTTTGATCGACGTCACGCATTACAGCGCGATACGCCTCTTTATAAGAACACTTGTGTTTAAACGCGTATTCTTCGATCTTTTTTGCGTGCGCTTGTTGATTGTCGGTTTCTTTTTTCTCAGGCTTATCGGTCGTGGTGTTAGAAGTGAAATTGGTCTTAGAAAGCGTTTTCGCTTGAGTGAGAATCGACTTAACAATCTCTTCGCGCGTCAACTGCTTATCGCCGACAGCGTATTTCTCGGCTTGGTTTGAGAAAAGAGACTTAACAAGATCCTTCATAGCTGGGGCGCAAAGCTTGTCAGCAACAAGACCAGACACGAAAGCATCTACTCGCGTTGCCTCGACTTCGCCCAAAGCCTTATCGCGCGCGGCTGCAAGGGTTTTATTTGATTCGATGAGACTTTTGACCTGGTCGGTCAGTTCGTTATGAGACTTCGAGAACGTGTCGATCTTAGCTTTTAGCTCTGCGTTCTCTTTAAGAGACGCTGATAGATTTGATTGCAAGTCGGCAACTTGATCCGGCATAGGGTTATCCTCTGATTTGTTTTTCGGGTTACTGTTCATAATGGTATCAGTTTTTAAATCCATTGCAAAACTTTCTATGGCAGAAAATTTGTAATTCGATAGAATGTCGCTCAAATTCATTACGGCAGGCATGTCGGCACCTAGCAGGGCGACCGCACCGAGAAGTTTCGGGTAGGTCTCTCCGTCCATCTCGACGTCGTTATATAATTCGCAAGAGACTTTCCGATAAGCCTTTTTAGCAATCAGTTCATAGATCTTTTTGGGGATATCGACAAAATCGGCGACAAGCTTCGAGCCGACCTTGCGCACGTTTTCGACCCAACCAGCGGCGGGCAAGCCTTCTTTCTGTAAGAACGCTTGCTCGTTATCGTGACCGATCTTGATCGACGGCGTGATAAACTCCTTTGTTCGCGCGTAACAAGCCACAATATTCTCAAGATCTTTCTCGGTGATTTTTTTTCCGTTCCAAGTCCCGACCGAGAAAATTTCTACGCCTTCAATTTTTTTTAATTCGCTCATAGTTGACTTAGCTCCTCTTTAATTGTCTTACTCGTCAAGTGAAAGCCTTTGCAGTTCGTACAATAGTAAACCCGCATACGCGGGCCACCTGTTGCACCTATTTTTCTGACCGAGAGTTGTGCCATTTCTTTGTTCTTGAACCGTTTTTTATGATAACAGCTTTTTGAAAAGTTTTTCTGCATGGCACTTCTATTAATCTCCTGTTTTTATTTTTTTGCAAACCCCTTACCAATATTCTCTTCGATGAATGTATCGATCGGCTTAGAACCGACCTTCGTATCGACTTTATAATCCTCGTACTTGGTAATCGGTACGAGAATAGATCGACAGTTGAAATGCAGAGGCGGGACGGGCTCGTCGCCTGCTCTGAATATCTTACCATGAAGACCCGCACAAATGTCGCTCGTGCGATCGTCGAGAATAGCAGAATACTGATAAGCGTCGACGACGCCGGTGTCGTTAAAATACTCGACGCGTGCGTTATTAATTACTTCGGTGAACTTTGTACGCGCATAGCGTTCGAGTTGAACTGCCGTGTCGTCTTCGAGATACGTCGTAACCTTGTCGATTACCGAGTTGATAGGCGTGCCGTCTTTAATCGCTGCGATGACGTCTTGACGCGCTTTTTTCGTTAGATTGTATTCCCAGTCGTTGACGAAATTATAATTCTCAGTCTCGATCGTCTTTCGAAACTTCTTGTTACCCTTATAAGCAAACGTCGCTGCACGCTCGATCTCGTTGCCGGCGTGATCATAACCACGATCATACGCGGCTTGAAGAACTTTGTTCAGAGCGCGCGCGAAGGCATTTATATTGGCCGTTCCTACCGTGAGACGATCCAACTTGTCTGCATCGGCAGGCTTAGAGACATTGATTTTTTTAATTTTGTCGACGAGCGTAGCGATAGATTTTGAAATAATAGGTCGCATCGTGGATAATGTCGCCGCAAGATCCGCGTCCATTTGTTGTTCGATCGCCTTAAAGTTGACGCGCTTCGAGTAGCTTCCTTCGGGAACGTCGTACACTTTTGCGAATTTATCCGTTTCTTCTTGCTGATCTCCTGATTCGTTTTTCGTTTCGTCTTCATTTTGCTGATCACTTTTTTCTTGCTGTTGTTCCTGTTGTTGATCTTGTTCTTGATTTTGCTCTTCCCAGTCGTCTTCGCTGGTGGGTGGAAATTGAATTGTATTTTTAAAATAATTAATTTCTTCAAGTGAAGGCTTCGCGATGCCCTTACCCATGTAATCAAGCCATAGTTTCGCAAACTCGACGGCTGATTTTTCGTCGATCGGTTTGAACTTGAACTTAGGACATTTGCCCTCGATCTCTCCGAAGTTTAGCTCGACAAGAGGCTTGATGATGTGACGATTAATCACGCGCTCGATCTCGCGACGTTTCGCGTAAATATGCATGAGAAAGATCTTAATTTGCTCCGTTCCGAGCGAGTAAGAACCGCCCCCTGTTTCTGAGCCCTGAAAGCCCAACAAGTCGGGAATCATCAGCGCGCGACCGATAAACATGTTGAGCAGATTGATTGCAGCCGTGTAAACATCGCCGTTACCGTTTTTCTCGATAAATTCGATCTCGAATATTTTTGGTATGACAGCCGCGGTCGACGTTTGCATATTTTTTAGAATGTTGAACACTTTCGAGACGAGCGCATCATCCGGTGAAAGAGCGTCGTGATCATAGCGACCGACAGGCATCGGCGATGCAAACTTCTCAAGAAAGATCGCAAAGTATTTTACGACTTGAGTTTTTATAAAGTAAGCCATGTAAGCGGCGCGAAGGTCACTTGTGCCGTAGGGGTTTTGAAACTTGGGACGATTAATAAAATGAATCAGACACGCGGGATCGATGTTCGCAAATTCGTTGCTGGCGCCCTGTTGTTCGTAGCGCGTTACGTTACCATAAACATCTTGATGAAATAGCCAGCTCACGGGGTCGCGCGTGCGAAGATCTTTGAGATAAATCAATCCAGATTCATTGATCGAAAAAATCTTTTCAGTAACAGAAAATCCATACTCGTCGGCGGTCATGATCTCGCGAATAGCGTTTTCAAGCATGACCTCAGTTTCTTCTTCGAGTGAATTTTCTAAGAACTCTTTGATCTCGATCTGTTCGTCGTTAGCTTCGATCATCCAGCCAGTGCCGATGATCAGATCTTTTTTGATCTGCATCGCTGTCGAGATCTGATCGTCGCGCATCATTTCTTCATAAATGGAATAATCGCCCGCTTTTTGATAAAGGTCGTCAGCGTTGTAGGGAGCGAAAAAAGGCTTGGGGTCGACGCCCGTCTGTCTAATCGTTTGCTCGATCCCAGAGATAAGATCGACGACAGAATTTCCGATATTAGAACTGCGAGCATAGTATTTGGATGGTTTTGGGCTTATAGCCATTTGAATACTTCCTTTTTTTCAAGTCAAAATATTTTTATCTAAATTCTGATAAGCTTTCACTGTCGCGATCGCTCGCAATACTACCTTAACCGTAAGCGCACAAGAAATCACACTGTCGTCGTGCTCGCCGTCGGCTGCCTCGATCTTGCCGTTGTTATCAACAAGCGTTTGGCACTCTTCGATAATTTTCCTTGCTCTGATCAAAACTGTACCATTTTTAATCGCGTCGATAAATAAGTCGATCAAAATCGGCCGCGATACGGTTGTAGTGTGATGTCCGGGCTTGTCGTCGCGATCGCGCCAGAGGTTTGCACCCAGCTGGGTCAGTCTAAGAATGGTCGCATGGCCGTGATTGTTACGCTCGCAGATAATTTTAGCGATGTGACCGGGATAGGAATACATTTGAGCTACTTTATAGATCACTTCTCCAAAGTCACCAGGATCGATCGTATTCGAACGATAAAAGGCTACTTGTCTGAGCGTCTGAACGCAGACGACAGTGATCACCGAATAATCCGAACGCACGCCCTCAGCGACGTCAGCTCCGATAATGTAATCGTGCTCGATGTTTCTTTCTTCGAAGATCTCAATTCCCAATAGATATCGAATAGGCTGAGTGCATTCTTTAAGTCGCTGTTCGAGGATAAGCATGTCGAACGGATTACTGCCCGAAGTGAGAAAACACGTCTGATCGTTTTCGGGAAACTCTTGCAAAAACATGTCGACGTTGCCGTTCTTGTCGGCGATCTTAAAACGTCGAAACGCGATCTGCTCGTCGCTTATTACCATGTTGTATTCTAAAAGCGCTCGCGCCGCCATCGCGTCCTCTTCGGGAGTTCTGGTAAGAGGACCGGTTGCAATCTTATAGTCTTGATCAAAGAACCACGGAAAGAACAACTTATCGTACATGTTTTCCGAAAACCATAGCTTACGAAAATGATTATAGCCGTTCGCAGTCGTCTCGTAAGTCACATGTCCATCGATAGGTACGGCGTCGAGTGTCGCATTGATACGCGATTCTTCGATAAACGCAGCCTCAGAAATGTGAAGTCGGTGAATAGTGCCGCCCCGCACATCGGTCGCTGCATAGATTTTGCTGTTGATACCCTCAAACGATAGCTCGTACTTTGAGCCACCGCCGCGATCGATCTTAGGCTTATATTGGTAAGGTATTTTATTATAAGCAAACTTCACGATGTTAAAGATCTTCTCTAACGCTTCGCGCTTATGCGCAAGAATTACCGACGTCGTGTTTCGATAAAAGATCGTATCGTCAAGCAAACTGATAAGACAGCCGGTCGAGATACCGAGCTGACGCGCTTTTAAAATCTTTTTGCGTGGCGAGCGGTTAAGTCTCACGAGACGTTGAACATAATTCTCGCGATATTTTATTTCTTCTTTGTCTTTTGTGGTGATTTTATAAAGATGGGCAAGTCGCCAATCCTTCGAGGACATTTTTGCGATGACTGGCGAAGTCATTTTTCGGCTTTCTCGATCTCGTCGAGTATCTGCTCGTGAAGCGTCTTGTCTGTGAAGTCGACATCTTTCTTGTCGCGCCATCCGAATCGATTTTTCATTGAGAAAATCCAGACTGTCGCGTTAAAATTCTTTGTCTTACCAAACATGCCGCTCATACCCGCTCGTTCCCAAAATAATTGCGACTTGCAGATACCAAGTTTTTTGGCCTCAGATAATTGCGGATGCTCGGTTTCCCACCGATAGAACGTGTCGACTGAGATGCCGATCTTACCGCAGAACGCTTCGATCGAGTAACCCTTCGCCATCTCCTCGATCAGCATGTCGGGATACTCGGCTTTCCATTTCGACTTTGGGCCACGTTTAGCCACTTGCGACAACTTCCTGATATTGATTATTATTAATATTGAGATTAATTTAAAAAACCTCAAATTAAAAGAGTTATCGAATGCTTATCAAGATAACGAGAGACGTCGTGTTTTGGGAAAACGGTGAAAAACTGATTCTTCCCGCAGGTTCGCAACTGACTACCATATCCGAAAACGATCTTTATAAATTAGATTACGACGCGTATTCAGCGTTGAAACGAGCCCAGCAACGCTATGAAAAGAACAACGTAAAAGGCGCTTTTTGTTTCATCAAAGGTAAGTTTCGTTTCATTTTAGCGGATTATTACGAAGGCATTCGACGATGAGCGTAACGAGAAAAAACGTCGGTCGCGTGTCGTGTAATTTCTGCAAAAAATTAATAAAAGACAAAAACAGACTTTTTTTTAGTTTCTGTAACGTGACGTGCAAGCGAAACTTCGGCTCGCCGTTGATTAATAAGAAGAACGCTCCCGAAAGCAACACTTACGAGGCTCGTTATCAAAGAGCGTGGCGACTGCATGAGAAACTTGCCGACATTCTGCAATGGGACAGCGATCGAGACGATTAGAGCCAGTAATGAGCCATCCAAAGCGCGAACGTCGAGATCTTATTGCCCGTCTTTGCCAGCCCGTAATCAAACGTCAGCTCGAGATGGGGTCGCGGGATAAATCCGATACCCGCGCTCACGCGTTGCTCTGTTTGCAGCTTATCGTTGAGCGACGACTGAAAAGTGAGTGTCGTCTGAACGCCACGGGCGACGTCGAGACCGATATTGAGATAGTTCACCCCTTGCGATTGCTCGTAATAGCCAAACTCGTCGAAGCGCGCCTCGTAATCACACTCAAACAGTAGCCAAAGGTGGTTCGTAATGCCCCAGGCCGTATAAAGCCCACCCAGAAACCGGTATTGGTCCAGAATTTCTTTACGCCAGAGAAAGTTGACGCCGAGATGCAAGTTTTTTGTCGCATACCAGCCCATTCGCAGATTCGCACCCTGGGCGGCCTCGCCCTGAAACGCACCTAGAAACGCTTCGCCGTACTTGCCGATAAGCGACAGTTCGACCGTTTCCTTTTCTTGTCCCTGGCCGAGACCGAGCGCATCGCGAATGCCAGCCGTGTGATTTGGGATGTTGAGACCGTAGGCGGGTATAAACTTGCCGGCTTTCAGTCGAAAGCCCGAATCGCCGAATTCATAAAGTCCGTACGCGCGTCGATTTTGAAAAACGTGATCTTTGCCGACCGCGTAGCGACCCGCTTGAGCTGCAAGTGTGAAGTTGCCTATTTTTAGGGCAGGCTCGACGTCGGCGATCATGAGAAATGCGCGTTCGGAAAGTTTACCGTCCTTGCGTCGCTGCAGGTCTGCCCAGCGGATGTCACCCCCGATGAGAAGAGTTTCGTTTGCCGCTGCGAGACCGTAGAGCGACTGCGATTCGCCGTCGGCGTACCAAGCGGGCAAGAACTGATCTCCCGCCTCGCGGCCGTAAGCAGTGAGCACACCCCCGCCCGTCGGGTTAACGTGACAAGCAACGCACGACGGATAGTTTTTGCGGATGGCGCCAGGAAAGGCGGAGGCCTGAACCGAGATGAGAAACAAAAAAGCCCCTGCGAGCGTCTGTGGCAGACGAAGCAGAGACTTTCCCGTTTTACCGGCATCACACCGATAAGTCTTAGATTTGCATATCGAAGTCAATTTTGGCAACAACTTTGTCGTCAACTTTGACCCCCAGAAACGAAGCGCGCTCGATCGAGAAATCGGTGAGCGAGATCTCCATTAAAACTTTCGCGTGATTGCCTTCAAAACTGATTTTACACGATTTCGGCTTTGACGTAACGCCTTTGAGCGTCAGCGCGCCGACGCAATTCTGGTCGCCCTTCGCGACGACTGGCTCTAACTCAAACTTCGCGGTTGGATATTTATCCACGACCATGACCTTTTTCATATGTTCGTCGCGCTTTGCCATGTCGGTCGTAAACTCAGAGATCGGGAGCTCAAACGTGCCGGAAAGCTTACCGTCGCCGAACATAGGAGCGGCTTTTAATTTTGCGCCCTTACCTTCGATGTTGACCGTCCCGCCACCTGCACTTGCAACGAACGACGCTTCGCTCGATTTAATGGCGATCGGTAGGGCCGTCGGTTTACCTGCTACGGCAACGTTTGCGTTAACGGCTGCCGTGATCGTCGCGGCTTGTGCGGTTTGGGTTGTGAGAAAAATTGCAGATAAAAGTTCCAGAATCATAGTTTCGTGTCTCCCTTTAGCCAAGTAAGTCGAGCAGTGTCGACAGTGCGTTTTTTCGTCTGAACCAGTTTGCCACACGCCAGCCGATCAGGGAAGCGGGGTCTCCGATGGATGGATTTAGCGCCGCCGATCGATACTGCTCGACAAAGCGATGCTCGCTTTTAAAGACCAGCTCGAGAACGCGCGCTTTCGGCTGAGTGAGCGGTTCTTTTCGCTCGATGCTCTGAATCATTGCGAGACATTTGCGTTTAGCTTTGGCGAAGAGGCGATCTTCAACTTTTTCGTCGAAGACTTTTTTCCCCTGAACGGGGTTATTAATCTTTTCTTTCTCATTACTATATATAGAAGGAGGAGGGTTCAATGTTCTATTTTCTTCGTTTTGTGTCTCAACCGGAGCGATCTCATTTTCCTCGCATCGCTTGTCCAACTTGAGTTTCGCAGAAAGCAGATCTCTGAATTTCAATGTTCTATTTTTGATTTTGATAAATTTTTTAAAGTCAAAACAGTCACTTATCATCTTCGACACAGTGCGAACTGGCGTCAACTTTATGAGCGTGTGCGAGTAGCGGCCGATCGACTTACGCGCGCGATCGACGACGCCGTCGCGACTGACGCCGACGCTTGCGAAGTCGAGAAAGCCGACAATTTTAAGTTTACTAAGGCGGTAAAGAATAGTTGACGACGAGCAAGAGAAGTAATCGGCGACGACTTTCAGCGTCACGACCATTTCACCCTTCGCTGCGCCTTTGTGCGCTCCCCAGTTCGAGTATGCGAGCAAGTAGTGATACAGCTCGAGCACCTGGGCAAGCGGTCGGCTTGATTTGGCGAGCAGGGCAGTCGTTACTCGCGGGGTTGAAAAAAAACCGGCGTTGACGCGTAGAAATTGATTGCGCGATTCGATAGTTTGCTGCATAACTGATTCATCCTTCTTTCAACTCGTGCAAAAGTTTTGGGATCAAGGATAAAAAGAACCTGGGAAAGTGTAATAGCTTTGTCAGGTTTTTTGCTTTTTATCTTTAAAAAACTCAGCAAGTTTTAAAAATTGATAACAGTTTTTCTAAAAATGGGTCGTTCTTAAGAAGTTTTTAGCTCTTCCATCCCAGAAATAAAAGTAAAAAAGACTTTACAAGAACTAAACTTTAGTAGCCGAGTAAACAAAGGCGGGGTTTGTGTCTACTTGCGATTTTCGAGAAAAAAAACTTTATTTTTCCAACCAAAAAAGCTAAGAGAATCTCCCTAGAAATATTTTAACATTTTGCACGAGTGTCCGCTATGTCATCAACGATAACATCAATTACAGAAAAGCATCCTGAAGCAGTAGCAACGAGCGCGGTAGAAATCGCGTCAATGCCACGCGTATCGATCGACGATTTGCTTGAGAGTAAAAACTTAGAGCGTATCGACGCAGTGCTTGAAGCGTATCACGACGGCGATAGCGGCGTTATGATCACGCAAGAAGACGCGCGCAAGCTTGCAAGTCACGAGCTAGATGTCGTCGACTTCTATGTCGCGTTTTATGAGCGCATCGAGCTGGCCGAAATGTTTCTTCGCGCGCAAGCGGCAAAGATCGAAGAAAAGGCGCGTCGTAATAAATGGCGACTTGCACGAATCAAGAACATGTTTCGTCGGTTCGGAGCGCAAACAGGACGACCGCATTTATATGGCAAATTAAATCAAGTCAACTTAGTCGAGCGTCGCATCATCAAATCGATCGCGCTGCCGACGATGCAAGAGTTTCTCGCTCATCCAGACTTAATCGATTCGCGTTTGTCTTGGAGCGTTGATCAGCCGAACGCCGAAATCTATTCGCGCTTACTCGCGGCGGGTCTCGGTGATCTCGTGCAAAACAATTACTTCTGGCGCGAGACTGACGTTAAAAACAAGATCAAAGCAGGCAGCGAAGACTTTAAGAATTGGTTTTCCGACGAGCGCGAGATAGCGGTCGGTTTCGATGTTCGGACAACGCCGAAAATTGATCAAGATACAATCGCACAACTAAAAGCGGCGAAAGCTGCGAAAGGAAAGAAAAAATGAGCACTGATAATCTATCGACCGCACCCAGAAAAGTCGAAGTAGTTACCTCAGATTCCGGCGTTCTATTACCAAGAAATTTCGATGAGGCGTGGCGACTTGCCAAAATGTATTCGGATTCAGGCATTTTGCCTAAGGCTTACGATAAGCCTGAGAAAGTCATGACCGGAATGCAGTACGCGCTTGAACTAGGATTAAAACCGCTTTCGTCGCTGAGACAGATCGCTGTTATTCACGGCACGCCGAGCGTATTCGGCGATTTACCGCTGTCGCTTGCCTTATCAAAAGGATTAGTTGAAAGTCTTGACGAGTACTGGATCGACAAAGACGGCAAAAAGATTTGCGCCGCTAATAATAACTTAACTGCCGAAGTATTTGCGGCTGTCTGTATCATGAAGCGAAAAGGCGATCCTATTCCGATCGAAACATTTTTCACTAAAGATGAAGCAAACAAAGCAGGTCTTTTTAAAAACGCGGTGTGGACAAGTTACACTAAACGTATGCTTCGCTACCGGGCGCGCAGTCAAGCGCTCAAAGACAAGTTTCCCGACGCGCTAAACGGTCTTGCAATCGCAGAATACGATCACAACTACTTACCCGAAGCGGGTAATGATAACACAATCGATATTGAAGTAACGCAGCCGGAGTTGACGCCGTCGCAAGAGAAATTGCAAGCGGCAAAAGCCGAAGAAAAATCAGAAATGATCGAACTACTTCGCGAGCGCGTGAAGCTTGTAAATCGACGCGAGATATCAAATACGGCTCTGTCGTCTCTCTGCGTCACTGACTTTAAAGTGGAATCACTTGAGAAAGTCCCGATCGAAAAACTTGCGACGACACTTAAATTTTTGAACGAAGCGAAACTTGCATCGGAAGTTACGACGACGATGCAATAAAAAAGCCTTTCCCCTTAATCCACATATTTCTATGTTTTTTTTAAAAATTGGGAGTTTTTTCGTTTTTAAATAAATATCAGCCACGTTTTTTTCTTTTTTTCTTTCCGATTCCTGAGGGGAGCATGGTGCTTCCCTCCACCCTCCTCTTAAAAGAGGTAAATAAATGAACAAAGACGAACAAAAAGAATTTTACGGTCTAAGTCGATCACTCGCGTTGCAGTTATCAGATAAAATATGTGACTTCGCTGAACAAAATCTTATCGATCCAACATCAAGAAAGTTTGTGGGTTTGCTGTCGCTGGCTATTTCTAACGTAATGGCTTCGTATTTATTTCGCTGCAAAGATGTTCATGATCAAAAAGATGCGAATAATCTTTTTGAGATCTGTAATCAACAAATGATCGATTCTTATATGCTGCTTCTTGAGCAAAAAGCTAAAGCGGATATTGCAAAGCAGGAGGACTTTTCATGAATCGAATTCTAATTCTCTCTCTGCTTTTATTTTTTGCAGATAGCTGCAAAGCAAAACCGCTAAACGAGGACACTCCACCGCCGCCAGAAATTCCCTCAGATCGCGGTAGCGGTACGCCTGGTCCTGCGGGGCCAGCCGGTCCAGCCGGTCCGAAAGGCGATAAGGGAGACAAGGGCGAGCCCGGCAGTTCAGGCACGGTCGATCAGTCGCAGTTTGATGCAATGATGCGCGCGAATTACGGCGAACTGACGGCGCTTATCAACAACGAAATCGATTGGTGTCATCATAACGAAACAAGTGATCACCTCGATGTTCAGAAAAAGATGAAACTTGTCGATCTGATTTATTTTCACCGCGGTTGGGATCACTCGCTTGATTACGACGGAAAATGTAAGGGCGGCTGTACATGCGTGAAGTGTCGCGAGATGCACGGCTTTTTTCCGGGGGAAAATCCTGAAGATGACGCATGGAAGTTGAGGGGACAATGATGTTTGGACATGAAGATGAATTGCGATTAAAGATCGAAAAATCACAGGGAAAAGATCCCTATATCCGCAATGCGCGTATTTTAGCAGTCATCGACGGCGATACGATTGAGGTCGAAATTGATCTTGGCTTTCACATGAAAATGATCGAGCGCGTGAGACTGCTTTACGTCAACGCACCTGAGAAAAAAGGAGCAACGCTTGCAGCGGGTTTGAAGGCTAAGAATTTTGTATCATCGTGGATTGGAACAGATAATCCGCTATGCGTAATCAGAACTGAGAAAGACGATGCTTTCGGTCGCTGGCTAGCCGAGATTTGGATTGTCGGCATTAAGCAGTCCTTGAATGACGCATTGATAGAATCGGGAAACGCAGTGCCATGGGATAGAAGAAAAATAAAATGATTACGGATGTTTTTTGATATTTTCAGCTTAATGGTGGTCAAATGAAAATAAACATTCCACAAGTGTCGCTATTCGTTGCAACATGGTGTCTACTCACCGCTTTTTTTGCGACAAATATGTCCTTAACGGGGAAAATTAAAAATGGCGAAATTTTCCGATATTAAAGCACGCTACGAGCATGACGGGGAGTTGGGCGCAGATAGTATTGAGTGGCTGCTTAAGCGCGTCAATGATTTGAATCTTGAATCACAACATTATTTCGATCGTCTAAATGAGCAAGATTTGTTGGATCAAGAGGATTTTGAAATTCGCGAAAGTCTGAGGGTAAAATGAGCACTAAAGAAGTACATTTCGTTGACGTGTTTTGTGAAGCTATGTTGATTAGTGCTGACTGCGAGCATTTTATCAGTTTCAAAACCGATAAGTTTACGCTCATGATTGGTCGGAATAAGGAAGAAGTACTTACACCTGAATATGACAAGGATATAAAAGCATGAAAAAATTTACACCCATGGAAATGGATATGCCTTGGGGTTTTTTTAAATGCGATTCGGTATTAGATTTTTATAAACAGTGTGCTGCGCAATTGCAGTACTACCTTGATCATGATCAGTCACCGAATCCAGAGTTTACACGGCAAGAGTTGGCAGGATACCAAGAGTTGATCGATTTAAATTGTGAGAATACCGCCCTCGTTTTTTTAGAATCGAAATCAATAGCGAGAGAAAGCGGCTTACCTCACTCGAATCAAAGTATAATTAAAAATATTAAGGCTAATGGACTTTGGGGAGTAACATGACACTTGACGAATTAATCACCGAACTGACTAAAGACGGCAAAAGGCCGGATGAGTTTAGGGTTCGTGCAGTTGATCACAAACCAGGGTATTGGTTTCGTCCATATTTCAAAGCGAATGGTCGTTGGCATGGAGTTGATGATAGCGGTTCTTATTGGTGGTCTGGATTAGATGACGACACATTTGAACTCTACACCGAACCCAAGCCTAAGGTGAAGCGTGCTCAATATTTGCTAGCTTATCCAGGCGTGAATCCATTTATTACCGACCAACTATATATCGACGAAAAGCAAGTCAGAGATCAAATGGCTAAAAATCTCATTATCTGCGAACGCTTGACGGAAACAGAAAGGGAGTTTGATGAATGACGTTGAAAATCAGAGTAAATGGAAACGAGATTTCGTTCACCACGCCTTGCGGTGAATTTTACCTGCGACACTTAATTGAGCAGGACATGGAGCTTGTTGAAAAGTATATGTGCAAAGCCGAAGCAATGGAACTTTTCAAATTGAAATGCGCTCTTGAACTGATAACCAGAGATATACAAATATGGTTTGATAAATGGAAGTCAACGGGATTTTTAAAAAGGATGGAGTTTGATGTAAATGGCAACATTAAAAAATGAACTAAGAAAACTAATGCAAAGGAACGGGTTCAGGCTTATCCGGAGTAATAGGCACCTGGTTTGGACGGACGGTAATACAAAATTTTTCACGTCTAGCACGGGAAGCGATTGGCGCATACTCATGAACGTGGAACGGCAATTAAAAAGGCTTAAATTGGAGGGGAGTGTAGGAAAATGAAGGCAAAAAACCTAGCAAAACATCTTATCGAGAAAAAAAAGAAAAAATTCGACATGAATGATTTGGCCCTACTCGAGAGTTTTTACCAATGAAATACCCGTTTCGAGTTAACAAACATCGCATAAATGTTTCCGACGTCAAGACGTTCGAGACGTATATGATCGGCAAGGGCTGGAATATTGAAAAACCAACTAAAAATGTACTGCTAAAATTATCGAAAAATAATAGATTTAAGCGCAAGTTTGTTTTCGTAAGAGTTGACGATCATAGCAGTGATCAGGCTATTTTGTTCGACAACGAATCGACTGAGGCTCGACAATTTATTTTAAACTACGAAGGAATCGAAGAATGAAAATGAAGAAACTAACAGCGGCGGAAATTGTTTCCATGGGTAAGCTTAGTCTCGAAGTACCTTGCTTTTACTCGGATAGTAAAAATTCGAGCGAAGAAAAACTTAATGCGTCGGTCGAGACATCGTCAGGTAATTTAGTGATCAGTTCTGGGAACGTATCTTTCGAAGTTAAATTAGATCAAGCGTCTCAGCTTACGAAATTCATGAACGACTTTTATCCGATCACCAAAGAGCCTAAAGAGAAAAAACCTCGCAAAAAACGTCAGACGAAAGCCGAGAAGTTATCGAATCAAGTGAAGTACGAAGCGCCTGAAGGCGAATCATTGGCAATGTGAAAAATAGGAGGGAAAAAGGTGTGCTCCAGGTATGGCGCGCAGTAATCAGTCGACGACCTTTTTTCTCTTTTTATTTTTTTGGAGGCGATATGGAGCCAAAGCTGCTTTGGATTAAATCGGGGGTAATACCTCCGGTCCATGTCTAACCTCCAGAAAAAAATCCTATTCTCTCGCTGAGAATTGTTTTACGATCAAAAAAACAATTCAAAAATCGAGAGATCAAAAATGAGCAAACTCAATGAGCAAATGAACAATTTGCGCGCTTCGATCGATAAAGCCGCGATCATCTTAAGAGATCCTCGCGAATTAATTCCAAATCCCGACAATTGTCACACTCATTCAGAATTTCAAATAAATCAAATCATAGGTTCGATGAAAGAATTTCGCTGGACGCTACCTGTCGCCGTCGACGAAAAAGGTGTTTTACTCGCTGGGCACGGACGCGTCTTAGCTGCGCTAAAACTTGGTCTCGAAAAGATTCCTACCATGATTTTTGATCACATGAGCAACGAGCAAAAAGAGGCATATACTCTAGCAGATAACAAGATAAACGAAAACGCAGGCTGGGATTTTGAACTGCTAAAAGTGAAACTCGAAGAATTGGACAATCTCGACTTTGATATCGACATTATCGGATTTTCTAATCAGGAAATCGAGCGAATATTAGACGATGAGAGAGATCAAAACGATACGATCGACGACGAACACGCGGGCGAAAAATCCGCATTTAGAATTGAATGCACGACGCTTGATCAACTCGACGAAGTAAAGCAGTTTTTCTCGTCGAAAGGTAAGAAATCGATCACTTATGAACAATTTGCGCGGACAGTGAAATGATTATCAAAGTAAAGCAGTCAATCCACGATACTTATCGCAGAATAAAAGAGGTAAAAAAATCATGAAAACACTTATCACGTTTCTACTTCTCACAATTTCTTGCAGTTCTCACTCGACGACGAAGACAGATCAAGAGGCTGCAAGCGACGATCTGATACCAGTTCAGCCGATCGCAGCGGGGCCGGATGAACCCGTAGGCGACGGGGACGACCCGAACCCAACCGACCCCACGCTGCCCGTGCCGGTGCCGCCTGCGAAGTTTGTCTATGCGAGTGACGTTAAGCTGGGCGAGTTTCTTGGCTATTATGAAAACTATAACGATATAATCTACTTCAAAGACAGTCGTGATCAAGTCTTTCACGTCAATACGATAAACGGCGCGATCGGGAAAATGGCGATCGCTTTCGATGGTTCAGACTGTACGGGTAATTCGTATGCTATTCCGTGGAACGAAACACCTTTCCCGATCGTTCGCGAGCATCAAATCGAGATCACTTATAATACGGTCGAGAAGACAGCGCACAAGGTCGATCTCTCACGCGATCTCGGTAGGCTGACGTATGCAAGTCGTATGAGCGCGTCCGAGAATAACTGTATCAGCAAAGGCGGAAGCATTAGTCATAGCTATACTTACGCGCGCGAAGCTTTGGCGCTCGACTTTCAGATCGATGAGAATTTTTTAAATGTCGAGATAAAATGAAATCTTATTGCAGTCAATGTGGCGAAGAAAAGCAAAATCGACCTCAATGGCAATGTCGCTGCGGAATCAATAGAATTGTTCTCCTATATTCCGGCGATCGACAGAAAAACTCAAAGGGACAAGAGCGCGTTCGTTACGCGATTTGCCCTTTCTGTCAGAGCGTGAATTATATCTGCTTCGATACTTATTTTAGTTTTGATTCAGACAGTCAATGCGTTCACGCGCTCAGAATCGAGAACGAAGGCATGTACGGCGCAGCTATTCTATTCAGAGAAAAAAAAGAACCCCGCTAAATAAAAAGCGGGGATCCAAGTTGCCAATTTCTTCATCGAAAAAATGGACTGTCAAGAGAGTTCACTTCTTATTATTCCTGCCTAATAATGTAAACAACTTTTTTGAAATAAACTCGACGAGCGCGCAGATCTGAAGCGACAACGCGAAGATAATTGCGACGAGGTAAGTCACTGGGCACGCTCCAGTATCGCGCTGGCGATGATCATTTCAGCTTCCTTGGGGTCGTCTGTCTGAAATGCTACGACGTCGTAGGATCGAAGCTTTTCGCGCCACTCGGCTTGTTTCTCACGTCGCTCTTTTTGCGTTGACGCGCCAGGCTTTTTTACTTCGATCGCGAAACTGACACCGTTAGGCGTCCAGCCAAACAGGTCAGGAAAGCCAGCGTTAGGGTTGGTTACTCTGCGACCCTTGCCTACGAATATGGGGCCAAGGTGCATCACGACGACAAGACAGCCCATCGCTTCGAGCGTTGCACGGATTTCGTTACGAATATCCTTTTCAGATGCTTCCAT